TTGAGTACTTCAAAAAGAAATTATATAGGTCGCTCAATGTACCCCCATCAAGAATGGACGGAGAGGGAGGATTTAACTTGGGAAGATCCTCAGAGATATTAAGAGATGAATTAAAATTCACTAAGTTTGTTGGTAGATTAAGAAAGAGATTCTCTAGATTATTTGATGACTTCCTTAAAACTCAATTGATTTTAAAGAATGTTATCACCCCAGAAGACTGGGAAATAATGAGTGAACACATACAATATGACTTCTTATATGATAATCACTTCTCAGAATTGAAAGAAACTGAGTTATTTAATGAGAGAGTAAATGTTGCTGCTACTGCAGAACCATACATTGGAAGATACTTCTCACAAGATTATGTAAGACGTAAGATACTTCGTCAGACTGATGAAGAGATATTGGAACAGGATAAACTTATGAAGCAAGAAATTGAAGATGGTATTATTGCTGATCCAAATGCACCAGTAGATCCAGAAACAGGAATGCCATTAGATGGCAGTATGGGAATGGATATGGGTCAACCAGTAGCAGAACCTGATTTAGAAGGGGAAACTATGGGTATAAAAGAACTACCTAAAGGTGGTGAAATATAACCTACACTATCAATAGTGTATAAATACTATTTGACTGTTATTTTTATTAACTAAATACCATGCCTGAGAATGAGAAACCTGATATGGATGCTGTGCAATCCGAATTGATGGATATGATTACTAAGGATGAATCACCTTCACAAATTAGTGATCGTATCAAAGATATGCTGTTTACAAAATCAGCAGAAAGAATTGACGCATTTAAACCCGAAGTAGCCAATAGTTTATTTGGTGATCAAGAGGTTGAAGATGAAATTGAAGATGAGATTGATACTGAAACTGAAGCAGAGGCTGATGAGGAAGAATTTCCTGTAGCTGCTGAAACAGGTGCAGAATAATTTTATAAATAAACGTAAATGGACCTATTAGTATAATGGCACATAGACCAGTTGGAGCGGGACAATCTTTTGCAACAGCAGCAGTGGCATCAACGTCATCTGCTTTTAATGTTCAATCGAGTGTCTTGCGATTAGTAACTACAGATGCTCCAGCATTTGTTGCGATTGGAACTGATCCAGTTGCCACTAACGCAGATTATTATATTCCTGCAAATACTTCTGCAACTCTTGCTTTATCTAAAGCATCTCAAAAAGTTCAGAGTATTACGAAAGGAAGCACTACTACTATTGATTGCCCTGAAGGAACAGCAATGCCCTTCAATATTGGTGATCGGGTAACATTGAATAATGCGAATGATACTAATTGGACAACTTTGATTAATGATACTCAAGTAACTGCTGTCAATACAACTGCTAATGTAAGTGGTTATTTTGGCACTAGGATAACAGTTGAAGCTAATACAAACGGTATTAGCACTGCATTTTCTCATGTTGATGCAACTCTTATCAGATCTCAAAAAGTATCTGGTATTTCAACTGGTGGTTCTAAAGGTGCAGTTTATATACAACAAGTTCAAACAACAGGGGATGCCTGATGAAACTGATTAGAGAAGAAATCGAATCTGTTGAATTTCTCGTCGAACAAAAGAACGGCAAGAAGTCAATGTATATTGAAGGCGTTTTCCTACAAGGAAACATAAAGAACCGCAATGGTCGTATGTATCCGATGGAAACTCTTCGTAGAGAAGTGGGTCGCTATAGCGAAAACCACATTACTTCAGGAAGAGCACTTGGAGAACTTGGTCACCCAGAAGGCCCTACTGTTAACTTAGATAGGGTATCTCATAAAATTGTTTCTCTTAAAGAGAGTGGTTCTAACTTTGTTGGTAAGGCTAAAATTCTTAGCACACCAATGGGTAAGATTGCATCTTCACT